TGCTGCTGGGTCGTTATTATCTAATGTAATAATTTTATTGTAAGTAGAAGAAATAATACGATTGGCAGCATAACCATTTACTCGTAAAATTCCATCAGTATTGTTTAATGCTGTTGGAGTAAAACTATTTAATGTAACAATGCCGGTACTAAAATCTACGGTGCCTGGAGCTGAACTGTGTCCAGAACCCCCTAAAATATTCTTAACGCCATTGACAAAATAATATGTTCTCAATTGAGCATAGTTACCACGAAGAGCAGCAATCGCTGAAGCTCCTGTGCCTGTTGGGTCAGTAATCACAACAGATGCCTGAGTATAATTAGTACCACCAGTAACAACAGTAATGGCGGTAATCACTCCGTTTTCTACTGTTGCAATTGCTGTTGCACCTGTGCCATCACCAGAAATAGTAACAGTAGGTGATGTATAACCACTACCACCAGAAACTACTGAAACAGTATCGATATTAGTTGTGGAGTCTGGTGCAACTTCAAAATATACAGTATCATAATAATTGCCTGCCGTATCATAAGTTGAGAACGATGGAGCAATTTGAAGTGCTTCATCGCCAATGCCATTTTCAATTGACCCATTCAAATCGACTGTATAATTTTGAGTAGAATTTAAAGTAGGAATTACTCGACGTTGTAAGAATACATCAAAGTCAACTGCCACAATAGACTTATCTAAATTTTGGCAGTATTGAATCAAGTCGCCAACCACAAATGTAGAATTGAATGTATTTAAATTGGCATTACAATATGTTTTAATTCCATTGGTAATTAATGTTTGAATCTGTGCTGAAGTTAAAGTAGTTTTCTTAAAGTCAACTAAAACGGAAGCATTGAACAACAGATAGACATAGATTGGATCTATAACCTGTGGCACAACAGTCAATACAGAGATAGGAGCAATCACATCATTGACCAAAATTTGTTTTTGATTGTCTGTTAAAGAATAACCGCCTGTTGGTTTAACAGCAACAAAGATTTTACCATATTGTGGTGGATTAGCTTCTTCACCTCCCCATACATTGACCGCATCGAGAGCAATACCATAATTGTTTTGTTGAATTAAAGTAATGTAGTCATTTTTTGTAACTGCACGATTCTGTGCTGCGTAGGCTTTAGGTGCTTGAAACTTAACAGAGTCAATAGATTCTTTTGCTGAACCTTGTGTTGCTGATGTGATAGGTGAAATAGAGTTATTTGAGTAACCAGAAATAGTATCCATCAATACAAAGTTATTGGCACCATAAGATGCTGTGCCATCAGTTACAATATAAGAAACATTAACAATGTTGCCATCAGATAATTTTTTACCTAAAATTCCGTCACCAAAATAAAGTTGATATGTTCCTGTCATACTTTCTTGTAAGAAGTATACTAATGAAGAACCTGTCAATGTCAAGAAGTTAGTTGCTAAACTGTAAGTATCAGAAGCATTGTTTGAACCAGATTGTTGAACAGTTACAGTAATAGTTGTGGTGTCAACATTAGTTTCTGGTATTTCAAATGTGTATGTTGGATTAGTAGTAGAATCCACAGTAAATTTTAATGAAGCTGGAATACCTTGACTAATTGCAAGATTACTAAATGAAGCAGTATTATTGGCAACATTAACAGTATGTGAATCAGTTGTAACAAAGTTATAGTTTACGCCATCAATTGCTTCAGATAAGAATCTTGTAAATTTAGGTACGGTCAAAGAACCAGAAGTAACACTATACACATTTAAGCCAATGGTTGCTTTTGGTGCGATGGATGACCTTGGCACATAATTCAATAATTTGGCATGAGATACAACAGAAGAACGCAATAATGCTGAATCTAAGAACATCTCATTTGCTACCATATTTAAATAGTAAGCATTATATTGAGTATTGTAAGCAAGAATGTCTAAGAGTGTAGAAAGCGCAGAACCTTCATAATTATAATCTTTAAGTGTGTCTTGAGATTGTAAAAATGTTCTGAGATTGGTTTTAATCTTATTAAAATCCAAATCCGTAATCTGGATATTAGAGTTTGCGCCGGCCATCTTATCTATTTCTCTCTAAAAGAAGTGTTACTGTCGTTGGTAATGTTGCGTTTTCTATAAAAAAACTTAAATAAACATTATAAGCATTTCGGTCATCATTAGGAGTCACATTAATCTGGTGTAATCTGGCTCTTGGTTCAAAATTCTGTATAGTTGTTTTGATTTCATTTTCCAACAATGAAGATGTAATTGGAGAAATAGGTTCAAACAATAAACCGTCAATATTGGCACCTAAATCAGGATTAAATGGTCGTTCAAAGTGCTTTGTTAATAAAAGATTACGAATTGACCTAATAACAGCCTGATTATCATAGCTCAAAGCGACATCCTTAATACCAGGTCTCATGGTAAAGGTGAAGTCTATGTCTGAGTATATTTTTTGATTGAGTGCCATTCTTTATTTATAGAGCTTTGGAGTAAAACACGTTCCGGAACTTCAGGACACCTTTGGAAATATTTCGGGGCCGGAACGAAAAATTTGAAATTTCCTTATGAGTTAATTCTAGATACTAGTTTTGGTGTCCCAATAAAATTATTACACAGATAGTTTTGAGTTTCACCCATATTACTGAACTGTTTTAATGTATTATAATTATTTACAAAAGTCTGTAAATTGGTAAAATAGGTAACATCACCATTCTGTCTGGTGGATAAAAAACTGTTTGTGTTAGTTAAATCGGACACAATTTGAGTAACCTGAGTGTTGGATAATGTATTATTATTAATCCCCGCAACAAAAGTTGTATAATCTGATGTAATTGTATTAGAATTTGCACTAACCTGAGGTGCAACAAGAATACTGGTAAAACTACCCAAAATAGGTGAAGTATTGGTGATACTGTCAGTCTGATTGGTAATATACAATGCGGTTTTACCAAAGTTCATCGCATTACTATAATATGGATTAGTTTGGTCGTTTCCGGTAAAAGGTGTTACACCAGAAAGACGATTTGTGTGTGCCAAAAATACACTAGCAGTAGAATATAAAGTATTTGCTGCCGGAATCAAAGGATATAAGTTGGCGGTACCAGTAAATGTTGAATTGGCGTTACCAGCAATTGAATTGGCCAAAATATATATTTGATTTGATAAAGTAATGATATTATTTACAGAATTTGATGTTGGATTTTGAAAATATCCACCTACTGCATTATTCGCAATATCTTGAGCCTGCCAAGTTGAAATGAAAGCAGGCATTGTATTTAAGTGTGCCTGAGTATTTGCTGATAATGTTTGAACATCACCATTAGGGTCACTAAAGTTGTAACCTAGTGTAGTGTATACACCTGTCGCATTATTAACTGTTGCCATTATTTAAACTCCAAAAAATTCAGATGTAGGTGGACTTGTTGGAAATCCTCTATTACCAATATGCACGTGAGTATTAAATATTCCTGTATTGATTGTGTCGGTCATCAACACGGCATCCATAATACCACAAGAAGCATAAGCAAAAGTTCCCAAAGGTGAAGTTACTGATACCAATGAGGTGATTGGTCCTTCTGAATATGTTCCTAAAGGTCCGGCATAAAGACCTGTGCCGGCATTGATACGAGATTCTGCTGAAATAGTATCGGCTGAAGCCGCACCTGCAATTTGTAAATCTGAAGCAATATAGACATGGTCACCAGCAGACATATACAATGCACCATCACTTGCAGAGTTTGATTGAATAGACATATCACTATCAGATATAAGTGTCATACCGGCCGAACCAGAGGCTCTAGCAATCATATTACCACCAACTAATAGATTGTAATCTCCATCAATTTGTTCATTCTTATTACCAAGAACGTGCATATTGCAATCACCATTGATAGTAATGTTACATACGCCTTTGATTAATACATTCTTTCTACCGGCAATAATCTCATAACCATCACCATAAATCTTATGAACTTCATCGCCATTTGGGTGCATCTCTAAGAAACTACCAGATTTGCCATGCTGAATGCGAACTCGCTCACGACCGGGAGTATCATCCATTTCAAATGAATGACCTGCTTCAGTTTGATTTATATTGTTATAAGGATATATTGGTTGATAATCGGTATTTGCTGACGATTCCGGTTCAGTCCATAATCCACTAGTTGCTGCCATTATACACCCTTCTTAATATTCGTCACAACTGTTCCAGCATTAGCAGCTACAGTAGCCAATGCGGCCGTTTGAGTTGCTGTGGTTAATGCTTGACCAACCGTGCTAGCCAAAGCTGATGCGGTAGATTTTGCTTCAGCAATTACATCACTAAAACCAGCACCGCCAGAACTAGTTCCAGTAGAACTAAAAGCATCAGACAATACATTAGAAATTGCTTGACGCAAAGATTTTAAGCAATCGCCCAACAATGCTAAAAGTCTGGCGGGCAAACTCAAAATATAAGTAATAATTTCTTGAACTTTTTGAATGTATTGAACAACAGTCTTATTAAATTCTTGAACTGGTTGAATTACATTTTTTTGAATATATTTTAAACCTCGTTTGATTGATTGAAGTTTATCAATTAACCATTGATATGTACCAGTACCATCTGAGAAACCTAATGCTCTCATTACTGCACGAATTGCTTCTCTAATATTGTTGGCTTGAGCATTAAGAAACTTCTTCAATTCTGTTCTGCGTTGAATATCTAAAGAGAAATCACACATATGTGCTAAGTCACTATTAGCCGCAGCAATAGAAGTATTTGCAACAATACTGCGTGATAGAGCCGGTGTTGTTGGATTACCAGGTGTTGGTCCATTATTTGTGTATAATGGAGTTAAATTATCATTTGCAACTTGTGGTGGTGATTGAACATCTGCCATATTATCTCCTACGGGTGTAAACCGGGAATTATTCCCATCATTACTGGTGCCTGACCTGAAGCAACATCCATAAAGAATCCAACAACCCACTCTCCTATTCTAGGAGCTGAAAAGGCTTTTGAATTGTTTATAGGATACATTGGTAAAGCCCAAGGCAAATCAGCAGTAGGCAACTCTGAAGTGTTATCAGTATGCCAACCAAAGATTCTTAATTTACATCTTCCTA